CGTCACTCTAGGAACTATCCAATACGGCGGAATGCTTTACCGCCAACGCGGATCTATTGACAGTTTCGCAAGTTTTGACGGCATGGGTGGCGGACCCGTAACGGGCCTAAACGGCGTCATTAAACAACTATTGGGTATTGACCGCCCACAGGTTGCCTAATGCCCGTACAAGCCTTTACAGACTTGTTTAACGAGTGCCTAGACGACCTAGCGGCCAAACTTGGCACCATTACGGGCCTTCAAGTAGTAACCGACCCGCGCAACCTTGTACCGCCTTGCGTATTTATTGACGCCCCCACGTTCGAAGCGTGGAACGGAAACATAGTCAAAATGACTTTTCCCATTCGTTGTATCACGCTAGGCCCCGGCAACCTTGACGCCCAACGATCACTAATGAACCTTGCCGCCAAGGTCCTAAACGCCAACGTGGGGGTTTCTAGTGGCCGTCCGACCATGGCCCTAATCGGTGGCGTAGAATTACCCGCGTACGATCTTTCGCTTTCTATCCAAGCCCAAACAAGTTAGGACTAACCCCCATGTATGTAATTCTTTCCGAACGCCTAGGCGAACCCGGCGCGAAGTTTGACCCGACAGATAAACGCTACGCAGGCGCAAACATTGACGCGCTTATAGCGGGGGGCTTTATTGGTGAAGTATCACCCACAAAAGGCAAAAAATCTGATAAAACAGAAGTACCCGATACCGAAACCGCAACAACCGAGGATTAAAAAGCCATGGCAACTAGCACCCTTCTATCCAACCCAAACGTACTTATCGGGGCCGTCGATATTAGCGATCAATGTACTTCGGCCTTGTTCAATATAAACTATACGCAATTAAACGCATCTAGTTTCGGCGATGTAGATATGAAGTATGTCAAAGGTTTGGGAGACCACTCGCTTACCTTGTCGCTTTACGGATCGTTCGCCGCGTCTGAAACATGGGCAACATTAAAAAGCCTTGTAGGAACCGCCGTTACCGTAATTGTGTCACCAACCGCACCAACAACGCCCGGTACCTATTCCGCGACAAACCCCGGTATGACCCTAACCGGCACATTCTTAGCCGCGCTTCCGGTGAACTTTTCGCTTAATGAATTAACGACTATGGACATTGAATTTACTGGCGGCGTCTACACAGTAGACGAAAGTTAAAAACCCACAACACAAAGGCCCGACATGAACATAACCATTCGAGTAACTCGCAACGACCAAACCTACGACGTACAAACGAACCTTATGGTTGTTGTTTTGTGGGAACGGAAATACAAACGGCGCGCGTCCGATCTTGCCGCAGGCGTAGCCATGGAAGATCTCTCATACATGGCGTATGAGGCTTCTAAAATTGCGGGCGTAATTGTGCCTGCGTCTCTCGACGAATTTATCCGTTCGTGTTCTAGTTTGGAAGTAGTTGAGAATGAACCCGCAAACCCTACCGAACCGGCACCTACCGACGGCAACTAGCCGAAGTTTTGGTAGTTGTCGGATACTGGCCCCCAAACATAGAGTTCGATACGCGGGACCTAGCGACCGTTATAGACGTATTAGACAAACAGGCAAAGCAGGCGGCCAAAAATGCCCGTAAGCGCTAACGCCCAAGTTTTTGGTATTCAAGAAACACTAAAAGAACTAAACCAGTTCGACCCTACATACCGCCGTCAAATCACAAAAGACATACAAAGCGGCGCAGGCCAACTAATTGTTACTAGCGCCCGTTCCATGGTGCCAACGGATTACCCGCTTACAGGTATGGCCCGTGGTTCCATGATTAAAGGCCGTTCAGAAACAACGTTTCAATTAGGCAACGTGGACCGTGGAATAAAAACCCTTGTAGCCAAACGGGGTAGTAAAGAACGAACCGTAACGTTTACACGATCGTTGTACCTTGACGGCGCGGTCATACCGGGGGCATATACGCAAACCGTAGACTACAAGGCGCGTCCGTTTGCCCTATTGGTAGCCCAACAGAAAGACGCCGCAGGGGCTATATGGGATCATGCGGGCGCTACGACCCGTTCCCAATTCGTACAAAACCTGATAGCCCGTGGAAAAGGCCGAAACGCAAACGCCCCCCGCGCCTTAGCGCCCGGCGTTGGGGCCGTACTTCCCGAAGTAGAACACGAAGTATCGTTAATTTTGGACCGTGTTAGTGAGATAATGAACCGTAACCTACGCATTGAACGGGCGACCTAGTGGCAATTAACATACCTATTATCTCATCGCTTGACGCGAAAGGGTTCGACAAGGCAACGCGCGAGTTCAAAAGCCTTGCCACCAATTCGGAACGTTCAGGTTTCCTAATTAAGAAAGCGGCACTACCTGCCGCCGCCGCATTAGCGGGTATTGGTGCCGCCGCCTTTTCTGCTACAAAAGCCGCCATAGAGGACCAAGCCGCACAGACACGACTAGCGGGCGCACTAGCCCGCACCACGGGGGCCAGTAACGCCACCATAAAAGCGACAGAGCAATACATAGACAAACTGTCCGAACAAAGCGCCGTAGCCGACGACGAACTACGGCCCGCACTTACCACCCTTGTGACGGGTACCAAGAACCTTCAAAAAGCCCAAGAGTTACTAGCCGTTTCGCTTGACATATCGGCCCAAACTGGCGCAAGTCTTGAAGCCACAAGCGCCGCAATGTCTAAGGGGTTCGCCGGCAATACCCGCGCCCTAGCGTCTCTTTCGCCTGAACTTAAAACCATGATAAAGAACGGCGCAAGTTTCGACGACGTGCTAGTTCAACTTAAAAGTAACTTTAAAGGCGCTAGCCAAGAGGCCGCTAACACGGCCGAAGGCGGCGTAAAGAAATTAAAGAACGCGTTAAACGAAACAAAAGAGGGGATAGGTAAAGCCCTAATACCTGCCGTTGAAGCCTTAACGCCGTTGTTAGTCGCTATGGGTTTATGGGCTAAGAACAACGCCCCGATTATTACTGGCGTCGCCGTCGCCGTCGGCGTGTTTGCTACCGCCATTGTTGCGGCGCGTATCGCTATGGCGGCATGGAAAGCCATGTCAATAATTACTACGGGCGTAAACTGGGCGCTTAGTACTTCATTTACGGCGGTACAGGTGGCAACTGGCGTAGGCATTGCCACCGCAATAGCGGGCGCGGCCGCTTTTGTTTACATTAAAAACAAAATGAACGACGCGCGAGGCGCGGCTAATAGTTACGGTTCGGCCATAGGCAACCTGATTACTAGCCAACAAGAACTAAATAAATACATTGGGCCAGTAGCGACTAGGGACTTCGAGGTCATGAAAAAAATGTCGCAAGGTATGACCCTTGCCCAAGCCGAAGCGGCCGTAGCGACCGAACGCACCGCCGTCGCTTCCGAAAAGTTAAAAACAAAACAAGAGAAAGCGGCCGCCGCCGCTAAAAAACTTAAAGACGAACTAAAAGCCGCCAAAGATATTTTAGGGGACCAATTTGTAGCGGCCGTTACAAAAGCAAACGGGGTATTAGACGAAGCCGTAGGCAAATTTAACGATTACAAAAATGGTATATCGGACGCCGTAACGGGTAATTTTAGTTTTGCTAACGCACAAAAAGAAACCGAGGAAAGCGGTAAAACGTTCCTAGAAAGCCTACGCGAACAAGCCACTAAGGTTAAAAACTTCGGGGTTCTATTAAACCGTCTCATTGCGGCAGGGTTAAACGAAACGGCACTATCGCAGGTTTTAGCGGCAGGCACCGAAGCAGGGACCCTAATAGCCGAGGAACTACTAAACACGGCGGGCGGGGTTCTTGAAGCCAACACATTAACTAATGACGTAAAAAGTATTGCCGATCAGGTAGGCGCTAATAGTGCCGCCAAGTTTTACCAAGCAGGCGTAGACGCGGGTACTAACCTTGTTCGTGGTATTCAAGCCGTCGTAGATAGTTACACCATTCGACTTAATGCCGCCACAACCATTCAACAAGTACAAAACCTTACGGCGGGGTTTGGTGCCGATAGTGGGGCCGTGTTTGCCGGTGGCGGCGCACCCGCGCCAAACTTAGGCGGCTTGGGTGGTTTTGACCTATCCCAAATTTTGGCGGGTTTTTCGGTTGGTGGCTTGGCTACCCTTGCCGACGGTGGCATAGTGACAGGCCCAACCCTTGCCATGGTGGGCGAAGGTGGCGGACCCGAAGCGGTTATACCTTTATCCCAAGCGGGGCGTTTCGGCCTTGACGGTGGCGGCACAACGGTAAACATAAACGTAAACGGTGGCGACCCTAACGCGGTGGTACAGGCGTTGCGTACCTATATGCGCCAAAACGGATCGGTACCTATTCGAGTAAGTACCCCATAATGCCGTTCCTATACAAGGTTAAATATTCAACGGACGGCGTAACGTTCACCGCTTTAACCAATGTTCAAAACATAAACGTTCGTTTGGGCCGTGGTGAACAGTTAGCCGCATACAACGCCAGTACCGCCGAAGTAGAAATAAGATACCCAACGGGTTTTGCTAGTCCTATTGCGGCAATTAAAACGGGGACATATATAAAGATAGAAAGCCCTAATTGGGTGGACACTATCGGCGGAATGTTTTTAGGCCGTATTCGGGACGTAGACGTAAGTTACGGTATTCCGTATTCGGGTGGCGTAGGTAACGGCGACATTCTTACTATTAGTTGCGAAGGCTTTTTTGCGGCCGTGGCGCGTATGAACGCCAACAGTTACGCTATGGCGTCGGGCGCACCACAAACCCAACTAACAACGGCTCAAGGGCAAAACGGAACTACAAGCGTTTACTACCGCCCAACGGGAACCGATCCCGTTATGGCCGCAACAACGATTACAGGCACTTGGGGCGACTGGTACAACGATCTACTAACAACGCTTAACGGCCGTATGTGGGACTGTAACGCGTTGAACGAAGTAGACGTAATTAGCCCGTTCTACCAAAACCCAATTACCCCGGCGGCCGCCGAAACATTTAGCGACGCGCCAGTAAGTTTTCTTGAGTTTTCTTACGATCAAATTGACTTTACAAGTTACGCCGACAACTTCTATACCCAAGTTTCTTTAACGCCCGAAGGTTTGTCTACGGTTACCGTCACCCAAGCGGGCGCTACGACGCCGTACCGTACCTACACAATTAACACGTTAAACAGTAGTAGCGGCCAAGCAACCGATTATGGCAACTATCTACTAGGGCTTTATGGTACGGCACAGTTTCGCATTGCGTCTATTTCGTGCCTTATGGAAGGAAGTCAAGCCAACGCCAAGTTAGACGCGTTGGCTAGCCAGTCGCCCGCGTCGTATATGGGTATGCGTATAACCGTCGTGTTTCGTGGTACGACTTTTTCGGCAATTATTGAGGGCGTCACGGTTTCGGCTACGCCTAATTCGTCGCGTTATACGTTTAGCCTTTCGTCGGCCGAACAGAATAACTACCTTATTTTGGGTAGTTCTATTTTCGGCACGCTCGATAACAACAAGTTAGGATACTAAACATGGCAACACCTACTAACCTGCCCGCTTCGTTTGTAACCGGGGCCGTATTGACCGCGGCCCAACAAAACGACCTACGCGGGGCGTTTCGCATTTTACAAGTAATTCAAGGCACAACTAGCACTAGCGCAACTAACGCTACTTCTACCTATGCCGACACAAATCTTACGGCAACGATTACGCCACAAAGTTCATCTAGCAAAATCCTTGTGTTAGTCAATCAAGTCGGCGGCGATAAAAACGTTCTCAATACTCAAAACGCTATCGCGTTGCGCCTCATGCGTGGGGCGACACAAATAGCCCTAATAGCGCACAGCGCAGGCTACACAAACTCATTGCTAAACGTCCGTGTCGCAACAATGAGTACTGCCTATCTAGATAGCCCTGCAACAACGTCGGCCACAACATACAAGACCCAATTCAACTGTATTAGTAACGCAAGTGGCGTATCGGTTCAAATCGGTGGCGACCTATCTACAATTACTCTTATGGAAGTATCGGCATGACGCACGAACAACTAGTTCAATTACTACACGACGCGGGTTTTACGTCGGGTTGGGCAATGTCAGGTAACAGTCTTATCATTTGGCAACATGACCAAGACCCACCAGCACCACTAACACGACCAGAGGCAACCGATGAAACGCCTAGCCCTGATTAGCCTGCTCGCCATAACGCTTACCGCGTGTTCGGACCGTACCCGTGTCAATTGCGAACGTATTAAAAACAAAGCGCCCGAAACCATAGGGACACAAACACAAATAGGGGGCGGCCGTTGTGCCTAGGGAACGTCTAACCAATGAGGAAATAAAAGCCCGTATAATCCTTTTTGTCGCTATCGGTCTAACAGTTTCGTTCGTAATGGCAATTGCGTCACTAATTTACGGTTTGCTATTTGTCACCCAACCATTAGACCAAGCACCCAACGACGCCGAAGCATGGGCCGTACTATCCCCTATGCTTATGACCCTTGCGGGCGGGTTAATTGGGGTATTAGCCGGCAACGGGTTAAAGAATGGACCCAAGGATCCACCACCGCCGACACCATGAGAAAATACCCGTACTACCCCGCCTACAACGCAGGAAAAGAAACGCCGGGTATACGTCGTCTAGTCGATTTATGCGCTCGACGTTGGAAAACCAAGTGTTTAGGTACTTATGTTTTGCGTAATATGCGTAACAACGCAAACCCCCCGCAACTATCCGTACACGCCACAGGCGCGGCCGCAGACATTCAATACAAAGACGAAGCCCAAGCCCGCGAAATGTGGGACTGGTTCCTAGGTTCAAGCGAACTAGGCGAACACTCTAAAATTCTTGGTATCTCGGAAATACATTGGTACAACTTCGGCACATGGGGCGCGGGGTACCGTTGTTCACGTGGTGAAGGTAAAAAAGGCGTAAAGGTATTTACGGCGACCGATAACGCAGGTTCCCGCCCCGGCTCGCCCAACTGGCTACACATAGAAATAGACCCCGCCATGGCGTCCGACGCCGACAAATTCGAAGCGGCTTGGCGTTCACTTCCCAAGCCCCCCAAGGCTTAAAACGGATTACCCCCACACGGCCTAATAGGTTCGCTAGGGTTTTAGGACCCGACGAAAGGCGACACTATGCCCGAAACATTTATATACCTACCCCTAGTTGGCTATGTGCCCAACGATCTAAAAGCGGGGACAAACGTACTTATACAAGTATTTATAGACCCCGAAACTAACCAAGTGATTAGCGCCCATATGGCGACCCGTGAC